GACTGCATGCATCCGAACACAGACCGGCCCCTGTGTCATTCAACCCCAATTGTATATGCAGTCTCCACACAATGTTAGTGAGGACACATCCTACCGAACGGAAATCGCACCATGAACTGCCGCACTTTCTTGACTTCCTCATAACTAACGCCCCCATTCTGGCCACGCGCAACGTCCTTCAACTTCTTGAACTGTCGCGTCTTGGGATCATGAATCATTAAAGCGCCCAGCCACACTTCGCCGGTGGAAAGGAGAAACAACTGATGGAACATCAGATCCAGAGTCGTGCACATCTTTCTTTCACCAGCCGTCTGGAAGACAGAGTGACATTCTGGACACACATGACCACCGCCAAACAGATCACAATTATTCAAAGCCATCACTCCTTTAGGGATCGCTGCTCGGGATACACGATACCCATTACGAACACCGAGCGCGCGCATTGCAACCTTTACCCCAAAGTTCGTTGCAAGTCTCTTCCATGTAACAAGCTGCATCACTTTCGCTTTTTCATCAGGTTGCCACGTCGATACTTCACGATAGAAGGCCTCGGCTGGGTTCCCATCTTCTGCAGCGGCCCGGGCAAGCACACCTGCCATCTTCTCCAAAATTTGTGCCCAATCATGTGCTCCCCGATCACGTAACATTCTAGCCATAGTCGTGGGAACGCTCGAGCCCCTCTGAGGAGTAAGCGAAAAGGCGGTCCCCTTCCCTAAAGCTGTCAAGGCCTCGAGAAGATCATCAGGACGAGTCAGCGATTTCGGCACTTTACCTTGGAATGCTCTCCCCTGTATGTTCCTCCACTCACGCTCAAAGTAGAAGTCAAGCTCGTCCATCAAAGGTCCAGCGCCTCGAGATTCCATCTCAACACATAATGGACGACCTTCTGCAGGACGCATCACATCCACTGGGAAGTCTGATAGATTCATTCGCGGGTCCATAGCGACGACAAACCGACCGAAGTTCGTTGTATAACCAAGGGCGTGCATCAATCTGGGGTTCGCACGAGCCAACAACGCCGACCGAAAGGCTCGATCTCGATATGAACAAATTTCAAGAGTCCATCGCTCGCCATCCACAAACTCAAAGACATACGCTCCAATTAAACGTGTTCCATCAGCATAGATGTGAGAATGACGAGCCAGACACTCCCGAAAGTGATCCAGATTCAAGTCATATCGATAGTAAGGTCCCGTCCGGGGCGCTTCATCACGCAGCGAGTCCATTTCAGTCCAGAGAGCACATTCACTATGACGTGGGTCCTCTAACGGGATAACGAATCCACAGTCATGTTTGATGTAGTTCAACATGGTTCCCATCGGTACATAGTGATCCTCACCAGGTCCACCGTAGGAATGGTACGGTTGCATATCAATCTTAGACCCCTCTTTCATATAATCTGGAGTAACCACCACCTTTCCAGCAGCACCCCTCTGAGGTACGATCATGCTGTGAACTTGCTGTCGTGATGGCAATTGACTTCGGGCAAGTTCCTCAAGTAGCCTCAATGCGTCATCGTTTTCAGGAACCTCACTTGCTGATACTAACTCCAGCTTACTGTCCTTGACAGACCCACCATCATCGGGGTTACACTCGTGAGGAGGCTCACTCACTACTGAGGAGGCGACGTCATCACACCCAGAATTATAAAGCACCGATCCGTCTGGCATGATAGTGCCAACCTTTGCCAGGGGGGGATACCATCCAGAAACTTGTGGTCGGCCTGGTATAGGGGCAGACATCTGCGGAATATCCACTTTCTCCGTTGGTGCCAAATCTGGGTGCTGCATGATAAAGGGGTCCCAGAGCGGCGTTTTCACAGGTCCGTTAATGTAGTCGATGGGCGCAACATCCTGCGTTGTTGACTTCTTTGGATCAAGAATGCTAACCAGTGCCTCAAGCATCCTTGTATTGTATAGCGTTGCATTGCCAAGAAACTCCAACTGTTTTGTCAACAACGCAGTCAACATTCCGGGTCCTTGCATGGCAGCCTGCACTGCTTGGAACACTGCTTCTCCAACCTTGGCCGGGAAGAAGTCATTCATGGCTCGAATCACCAACGCACGAGTGTCATCTGTTCCCTGCTCTCCAACATACCTGATCATGCTGTCAATACTTTCACCAACCGACGTACGCAGTAAGTCGAGCACCTGATTGAAATGATTGATCATCTGGGCTTGTCTATCCCCATGTTTGACGTTCCCACGTAGTTGGAAAAGCTCAGCGTAGCAAGAGTCGACAATGTTTCCGGACGCGTCACGAACGACCAATTCGAGTGTGCACTCTTCAGGGAGTTGATAAACAGCAAGGATAGCTTTGTTGGTGAACATGTTGAGAGTTAGCTGGTTGATTATCAACGAGAAGTTAGACACAGTCTCAGTCTTCAGGACAAATTGTC